AGTTACCTTTGAAGCATGGTATAAGTCTAAATCTATCTTGATACGAGATGAATTCAAACTCAGGTCTGAAACAACTAAACGACAACGGGAAGAACGAACCTCTGATAACCAAGATTGTCTTGCATGACGTGCAAAGTCAGGAACAGTATCCGAAGTCAGAGTACTGACGATCTCATCTTGGACAAGAGTATCTACAATCTCAGAAATATCCAGACCATACCTGTCTTGAGCGTAAGTAAGAAGTTTAGATTTACGCCATGTGTTCACATTCTTAATAACTATGCCTTTTCTACTCTGAAGCTTAGGTACAGGCGGTTCAATACGGTAAAGTTTACCCAATGGCATAGGCTCAATACCCAAGCCACCGTTCCAGATAGGAGTCTGAACCACTGCTAAAGGTAGATTGTGATCCCTACACCAAATAGTCTTCAGTTCTGACCAAGCCAAGTCTAAATGAGTGTAATCACCGTTAAGACGCCGCTTGGTAGTCATCAGACCGTCGTACAAGCTCTAAGAACCATGTCTTCTGACCAAGGTGCACTGGACCAAGGTTTACGCTGTGTCAATCCAGGGATAGCTCTACATGGATAAGCACGACACCTAGTGTCAAACCACACACGAAGAAACTCCATCTGACCAGACTGCAAAGAGAACTTACCTGCACCAGCTCTAGCGCCAATAGCGTCGTAAGCAGCATTCATCGCAGCGCCAGTAGGCCAATTATCAACAAAAATTGCACTATCATCGCCGCGAATGAACCTTTCTATACTAGCAGTCGGTATACCCCAAGAATCCAACATAGTCAAGCAAAGACCTGTGATTACGCTATTCCAAGCATTGCCAACGATAGAAGTCCATCTTAAACCAGAACCCAAACCGCCAGTCACTTTTGAATCAATAGTTTCACCCTCAAAGGTAGTCCTTAAAATTGCGCCTTTCCAACCCGTAATCACGTTTTCAACCAATGAATCATACATAGTAAAGTGCGTACTAGGCACATTTCTACGTGCAGACTTACACAATAAACGCACAATACTAAGCAGCTCATCTGTAGTAGGCTGATGGTCAAAACCAGCATAATCGTAAGGTAGTCCCAATTTCGTAGAACATAACTGTAACATTCGATTAAGGCGATTAGTCTGCTGCAAGAACGACTCCTCACTAGTATTACCCGGCCAACTATAGTAACAACCACCAAGTAGATCAGTGATCCATGTCATCTGAAGGTAAGTATAAAGATCACCCGCCACAGCGACGCGTAGTTTAGAAAGTTCAC